TCGAACCCGAAGGGATCGTCGGCAGGCCCAAACCGGCGGGCAATGGAAGGAAGCCCGGTGTCGTCCTCGAAGTCGAGACCGGCGAAGGTGTCCTCCAACTTCTCCATCGCCTCGGCCTCTTCCTTGGTGCGCCTGGTGAGTTCGGACAGAATGAAGTAGCCGTACTCGTAGAGAAGATGAACCGGCTGGTCTCGCAAGTCCCGACCGGTGGCGGCGAAGAACCTCCCGCTCGCCCCGGCCCAATTCAAAATCAGGAAGCCAAAGACTGCTCTTGTGACGCTGATGCTTTTCCCGAGAAGGACTCCGCAAAGAACCCGGCAATCTCGCTGAGAAGCTCAAGCGTGATGCCGTTGTTCTCGTCGTCCACGAAAGCCTTGAACTCATCCCAACTCTCATCGGCTATGGACAGCTTGAGCATCCTGTTCACTGCCTTCGCCAGAGTTCCAGGGTCGTCGGTGTCAATCTCAGAGAGGAAATCGAGAATCACCGAACCGGCGATTGTCTCCCGCCCTTGGACTTCTATCGACCGTGTGCCATCCGGTGACTGCAACTCAATGACTTGAGCCTCGGTTGGCGTGTATCCCTTGAACGTCTTGCGGGCCATGTCTAGCGCTCCCTAGCTGTCTGCGGTCTGTCGAGCGGTCTGAGTCGGTCTAGTGGCCGGAACCGTAGCACGCGACGAAGCCCCCCGAGTGGCGGGGGGCTTCGTATGCTCCGTGCAGAGAGAAGAGGACGTGACCCTCTGCTTGTCAGAGACTAGCTATCGACTTCATCCTCATCGATGTGCATTTCGCACGTTGTCTCGGGATCGCATTTGCATCCGTAGATCAGTGTCCAGGGATTACGACCGAGCAACTCGTCAAGGGGTAAGAGAATGAACGGCTCGGGATAGACATAGGGCTTGCTCACCGCCTGGCGTCCTTGATCTTGACGGCGGCAGACCTCACGGCCTTGTTGTTCCGACGAACCGTCCTGGCCCTCGACACGTCGAGAGCAGTCGCGCCTGGCTTCTCGCCCGAAGTGATCTGCTTCCGATTCCAGAGGTATTCCCGCTCCAAGCCCTGCTTGATGGCAGTCAACTCAGCGCTGGTCAATTTGAGGGTGTATGTCTTTTCATCGGTCATGGTTATGCACCACCTTTCACATCGAAGTCGTGGTTTTCCACGACGCATATCAGTTGCTCGTTGTAAGGCTGGAACTCGTAGCTCTCGCCCATCCACACACCGAAGGCTTCTCCGGTGTACCCACAGTCATTGCACTCGATCCAGAGCCACATCAGGCGACTTCCCTCACCAGCCGCGGAACCTTGGTTCCGCAAGGCCAGTCAGCGATGGCAGTTGGTCGGGAGTCGCAATTGACGCACCGCATCCAATCCCAATCGAAGATGTGAGTTTCCCGGTTCTTCGCCGCTTCCTCTGGCGTACCAGGGAAGGGAGCCGGAACGTTGAGTGTTGCCATGTGGGTTCCTTTCTCTTGACTCACAAATTATACATCGGTATAAATCTATTGCAAGTTGAGAGGAAGGTCGCCACTAAGCAAGGTGAGAATCTCGACTAGCTCAACGACATGAGCGCAGAAGGCAACGCCGAGCACACAGCCACAAGGCATCATGGCCGGTACTCCGGCGCTGCCGTCAACGCTTCGGAATCGAGTGTTCCACTGAGCTTGTTGTAGATCAGAGCGCCCACCCGCCCGTTCCCGTCGAGGAACGGATGAATGCGCTGGAACTCCCGATACCACTCAGCCGGTGAGATGTCCGCTTCGACCAACTGCATGAGCAACCGAGGAATGTCTCTCCAATCGGGCGGCACGTCGAAGGTGCCGTGACCGACCGCGATGTTGCGCTTGCGGAAACCATCGTTCTTCTCTGGATCGATGATGTAACCGAGACCCAAGATCAGAGCGAGAGACATCTTCTCAGCAAGGCAAGCGAGGTTCCACGCCTCGATCATGCGCCGGAGCGCATCAGGCGTGTCCGCGTCCTGGCGAACGCATTCGGCCCTGGCCCAATCCTTCACTTTTCTGTAATCCGTGATACTGAGAGTCATTTGATACCTCGATTCATTTGGTCTGCGATTTTGAGTGCCTCGTCCAGAGGCAATTCCTTGGTGACGGGCCGGAGCTTCCCGGTCTCCATGAAGAACGTCACCACCGCCGTCTTGCGCGATGTCCGCACCACAGCGAAGTCGGGATCGTTCGGTTGGAAGGCCTTGGCGTAGAAGTTGTATTTGTGCGTTTCGACTCGGCCCAATCGTTGGCCGGGTTGCGTGTCATACGCCCGCAACGACTCCCGGCGCTCGATCTGTCGCTCCAACTCAGTGATGGTGTCCATGAGCCGTTCCTCTTCGTAAGAGCGATGAAGAAACTTCGGCGAGCCAAAAGCTCCGATGGAATATCCGGCCCGGTGTCCCGGTCTAGGTCTAGTAATCATGGACGCAATTATAGCGTCGTGTAACTCAATTGCAAATCAATGTAGATTCAGTCCCGGTTGATTCTGCGCCACGCACCCATTGGAACGTCCGCTCTGCTCCGCAGGAAGTTGGGAAGGTGAATGGTGGTCTCCCGATAGCGCTCCATCGAAGAGCGAATCGATCCGAAGCCGAGCATCTCAGTGTCATCGATCAGCAAAGCGCGGATGCCATGCACCATCGCGTCCATTCGGTTAGGCGACCAGCGACCCGTTGGCTCCCATGAAGTCATCTCGTCCTCAAGCAAGAGGAACTGAGCGAGATGCCGAACCCGGCCCATCCGATACGCCATCACCACCGGCTCGGCTCGGGCAGCTTTCGATTTGGAAGCGTGCACCGTGACTACCGGTACCGATGGGTCGATCTGATGAATCACCGTCCTGACGAGGTCGCCGCCCATGTTCCCCTCGACCACGACCAGCGCTCCCTTGTGAACTCGGGCGGCATCCACAATGAGCTTGGCCCACTCTTCCGGCTCAAGCCCTGGCTCGGTCAAATCGTCCACCACCCAAGCTCGCCGGTCGTTCCGAACCCGCTCCGGCGACCCGTAGACAACCACGATGCCGGTGGCATCCCCGCCGGAGGTCACGCCGGGATCGACGGCGATGACTTTCAAAAAGCGTGGAATCTCCGGCAAGCCCTCGATGAGAATGTCCTTGTCCCGCCACAGCGCACCCTCGACATGATCGAGAAGCACCCCGAGAAGCTCTTGCTGTTCCAGGGAAGTTCCGCCGTACTGATGGAGAAGCTGCGCGATATATTCCTCGGGCAGATTGGACTTGTTTTCCATCGTTGACCCATTCAAAATCTTCACGTTGTAGCTCGGGTCTTTCGCCTGCGTGACCAACTCCCTGATGAGCGGCACCCTCTTCGGCGTGGTGACGGCCATCACTTGCGGGGTATCGCCAAGCCGACAACCGATCAAGAGGTTGTCCCATGCGTTGGCTCCCGAATCGTCGGGCACCAGCTTCCAAGCGGCAAGCTCATCGACGGCGGCAAAGTGATGAGAGGGGCCACGAAGCTGAGAAGGCGACTCAGCCGAGTAAGTGATTGCCATGCTCCCGTTGGGCCAAACCACCTTCCGAACCGAAGGCATGTATTCGGGTCGTGACTCGGGAGGATGCACTGCCAGGACTCCCGCCTCACCCTGAACCATCGTGTCCCTCACGTCACTCACGGTTCGACCGATCAAGGCGATACGAGTACCGGGCATGGCCTCGGCCTTCTTTTTGACCCACTCCGAGAGCGTCCGTGTTTTTCCAAAACCACGGCCTGAGAGGATCAGTGTGATCCAGGCATCGGAGTGCAGTGCTCGCAGTTGCTTGGGACGGAGCCAGAATTCAGAAGACCATAAAAGGTCATTGGGATTGATCCCATCGGTGAGAGAGCCTTTCTCTTCATCCGAGAGACCGGCGTAGCGTTCAGCTACCGACTGTTCCAGCACCCGGCTCGACATCTACGCCCTCGACTTCGATGACTTCGACTTCTACGGTTTCGATCTTGGTAGACATGGTCTCCAAGCGCTCCCGCAAGATAGCCCCGGCATCGACCTCAGCCGAGATACGGACGTTCACATTGACATCGGCGGTGAGACCAGCACGGTCGAGAAGTTCCTTAGCCGCTTGAACACGGGCCATCTCCGACCGGCCATTCTCAGCCACGTCCAGAAGCGCATCCACCGCCTTCTGAGAACCCTCGACAATGTTGGCGTAGGCACTGAGCAAGATGTTACGCCGAACCTCGGGGTCGATAAGAGCGCCACCGTGCTTGGTGCATCGGTCAACACCGGGCACAACCTCCCGGCCACACATGCGCCCCGAACGGAATCGGAAGACGCAATTGGGTTGCAGCTTGATAATCGCCGCCTCGGGCGAAGGCTTGTCCAGGCCGAGCGCGTGCTTGGTCGATTTGTGGGCCGCGGCATCGGTCTTCCACTCAGCCTCGGCTCGGAGGTACAGATCGAGATGCTCGTCGGGGATGAGAGCGACGTACGTTTTGAAATCGTATTTGTCCGGCGCATCCTCGATGAGCTTGATGATTGGCTCGTACTCGCCCTGGCCTTCAACCCACTTTTTGAAAGTGGGTGGCTCCCGAAGCGCAGTGTCAACTGCGGTCATGGGTTGGAGATTACGACGATCTGCTTGGCAGGATCAGAGAACTCGTCCTTGAGATTGGTTTTCAAAAGCTCAATCTGAGGATCGTCGGTGGGCAGCTTGGAGGCGAACTTGGCTCCCCGAAGCTCGGCCCCGACTTCGATCAACGCCTGCTCCAAGGTGTTCCAATCCAGCGAGTCGTAGAAGTTGGCCGCAGCCGCCAGCCCTGCCGGAGCTTCACCAGGCACACCGGTCACTTCGGGCAAGATGCCAGTCGGTGGCGGGAACTCGGGGAACTCGGCTATCGGAGGAAGCGCCTCGGGAAGTTGGGTCAGCCCAATGATGCTCTCGATGCTGTGCCGCCTGGTGCGGGACTTGCTGAGGAATTCCAGCAAGAGCGCCTCATCGTGAATCACCGCCCTGCCGTCAACTTGGCTGTAGATCAGCCTCGGGATTCCGACCTTCCTCACGTCGTCCCACTGCTCGGTATTCCAGAGATACAACTCATCGAGAGCGTTCATCTTGGCAAGGTCGAAGAAGGTGTCGGTCACGTCGGCGTGCGCTCGTCTGATGTAGTCCTCGGGCACGTACCGACCCGTTTCCTCCCCCCGCTTATTGGAAAGCATCACCGCCATGTCGGTCGGCAAGGTGGCGTAGTTGGCGACGGTGCGCTGACCCCGGCTCTTGGCCGTCCGCAAACGATTCATCACTTCGTGGGCACCCTTGTCACCGACCCCATCGAGAACAACGTGCTTGTCCTCGGGAGCCTCCCGAATCATCCGGCTTGAAATCTCCGATGACTCTTTGTGAACGAAGGTCGAAGCCGAGCGAATGTCGGCCTCTTTCAACCCGACGTACTCGGGGAGGAACTCTTTGATGTCATCGGCATTGATCTGAATGGCATTCTCACCAAGCGGGACATCGACCGTGTCGGCCAGCAACATCGTGCTCTTCCCCGACGACGGCCCACCGCCCATCATGTAGAACTTGGCCGATCCCTGCGCCGGGAGTGCTCGGTCGAAGGCATCCTGAACAATGCGGTCGTGAAGCTCTTTCCGCTCCGGTGCCCAATCGGTGCGCTCGTAGCCTTCCTTGAAAGCATCGTCGGTGCCGGAGAACCAGCGGGGGTTCGCGAAACCGAATCGTGAGGACTCAAACCGAGCGATGGTCTCTTCGACCAGGGCCGGATCAGCCGCCTCGTAGACAACTCCATCACCGACGTTGACCAATTGCTGTGCGTTGGCCTGGCGAAGCTGGAAGATGCGCTCACCCGACTCGCCGGTGAACATCTCGCCAGGCTCGGGCGGATAGAGCAGGGTGGCGGTATTGGCATCAAGGTCAACGTCGTCCACGACCATGTACCGGAACTGCCCCGGTCGGCTCTTCGACTCGACCACCACGACATCGCCAACGGGAATCTCATCGGCACTGAAAAAGGGAACCCCGACACCAATCGACTCATCACCGATCAGCGAAGGTCGGACTTCCCGATACGGTCGGGTTCGATCAATTGGCCCCTCGACAAATTGCGAGACCGGAAGCTCACGCATGTCCCTGGTGGGAATGTTGGGTGCCCGCATCGAGCGCTCCCGGCCAGGAAGCTCGGCCTTGGCGAAGTCAGGCACGGCATCTCGGGAATCCATCTCCCACCGGCGGTCGGGGAAACGGAGACTCTCGACTTCGATCTTGTTCCGCCCGGTGATGTCCGTGACCCGAACTCGTTCCTTGCCCCGCCCCGTTCTCGACGGAACATGAAGCACGTCATTGACCTCGACCCACCGACCGATGCTGTCTCGCGGTTGCCACGTCCAGGGAGCAACCCGCATCAGATGGCGCAGGGTGTTCCGCATCGAGGCAGCGGTGATGGCGGCGCTGGCGGCGAAAGCCATTTCCAAATCCGCTGGTTCAAAAGCCCGAGCGATGTCCTCGTCGGTCACCCCGGCGTTAGGCACTGCCCACAAGAAACACCGGCAGTTGATTCGCTCATCAAGCGGGGCACTCGGGTCGCCGGGATAGGAAAGGCCCGGCTTGAAAGAGTCACCAACCGAGGCTGTCTGCCCATGCAGCAAGCGATGAGATTCGCGAACTTTGGCATCCCCACGAGTGAGCCACATCTTTTTGAAATTGGCCCCCTCGGGATCGAGAGTCCGTAAAACCTCAAGCGTGGTGCGTGATCCTGCGCCGGTGGCGAGCGTGGCCGCAGCCGCATCCACGAATTTTGAAATCTCGACCTCGGTGGCTTCGGGATGATTCTCGCGAAATTGAGAAACGGCCTCAGCCGCAGTGTCGGCGAAGGGCTTGGCCGCTGATCGGTAGTTCAGACCCCGAGCCATCACCCCAAACACCGAGGTAGCAGAAGCAGCCAGAGCTTGAGCAAAGAGTCGGCTCCGACGATCTTGCTGCTCGTCGTTGGTCGCCATATATGCCAGCAAGAGAGCGGCGGCGTAGGGATAGAGGTTCTGCGGGATTTGCTCGGCCTGCTCTTGTGTCACCGGCTCTGTGGTCGGACTGGCGGTCATTGCCCTTGCCTCCGCGCTTCGTAAACGATGATGCCCGCTAGGGCGGCGGTTATGACCAACCCCGCGATGGCGAAGACACTAGCGAAGACTGTGTTGGTCTCGGTGGTGAAGAGGATGGTCGAGAGCAGAAGCAAGAGAGCGGCGAGTCCCGCCAGTGCCGCTTGCGCCGTTCTCACGTTCCTACGGGTGCCTCAGCCTCAAGCTCTTCGATCATGTCGAGAATCTCGGTAGCGATACGACGGGCCTCATCCGGCCCACCCTTGAAACCGTTCTCCATGAAAATGTCATGGATTCGGACGATCTTGATTTCGGCCAAATCACGTTCCAGGCTCATCTTGTTCCAAGTCCTCTAAAGCAGCCAGCACCCTAGCCACGATTGCCTGCGTCTGAGGCTGGTGAAACATGTGAGTTTGCGACACCCGAGATATGTGCATCAACTCATCCATGTCGCAATCGACAGCGAATGAAATATCCCAACCACCATCGATGGTTCGCCAAATTTGAATCGATTCGACCCGCCCCATCCGTGAGAGGGAGCAATTGACGTACACCTACCGCCGCCACTCATCGGGGATTTCAGCCGGGAGAATCCCCATCTCGACCAAATGAGGATCAGGCTGCGCCCCATCGCAGAACCAGCGAGCACAGAATTGGTACGGAGACCGATACCCGTTGATCGACTCGATGTATTTGTGCCCTTTCAAAACGCACTTGCGTCTGATCTTCATGGCCGGGCCTCAGTCAAAGCGTCGGGGTGCATTCGCTCCATGTGTCTTTTCACTTGGGCGAAATTGCGATGGCACTCGGGGCAGACCCCGGCAGCGGCTCGTTCCTTAGCTCGGGTGAGATGGCCCTTGGTCGCCCGGTGAGAAGCACGCTCGGATCGAGCGTCTTCCTGTGCCGAGGCCAACTGCCGTTCTAAATCGTCGGCCCGGCGCTTTTGAATCTGGACATCGGATAGC